CGACCGTGGCGTCCGAGGCGGGCTGGCTCCTGCGCCACTTCGACTGGATCTGCGGGCAGCAGTGGGTGGTCGACATGGCCGACGAGCTGCGGCGCATCGTGGGTGACCTCGCGACGCTGGGCATTACGTTCGACCCGCCGCACCACCACGCCACCATGACCGCCGATCAACTGCGCGATGCGGACATCGTCAGCAAGGCGACGGTCTACCGCTGGTTCAATGCGGGCCTGCTGTCCGACGTCGGCAAGGTCGATCGCAAGCGGGTGTTCGTGGTGCACGAGGTCAAGGCGTTGGTCGACAACCCGCCCTGGGATCGGCAGGTGCGCACCCTCACACTGGAGGAAATCACGACCACGTTCGGCGTGTCGGCTACGCAATGATGCGCCCCAGTCTCACACTCTTTCTGAAACACGTATGCCCATCGCGGCCTACGACCCGGCCCCGGAGCTTCACAGCCCGGGGTCGTTGCACGTCCCGCAGTGGTGTTCGACGGCCCACACACGGGAAGCCCAGCACCCCCTCGGACCGACGCCGCGCCAGGCCTACACCAACACACCAGGCGACGACGCCACCCACGCGAGTGGGAGTCCAACGAGACCCGGACGCAGGAGCCGGTTCGAGGGGGCGACATGGGCACCAACCCGTACGACTGGGAACACCAGAAGGAACGCCGAGACTGGGACCGACGCCTCATCGCAGGCGGACCCATCCCGTGCCGACGATGTGGACGACCCGTCTACCCCGACCGCCTGCGCCACCTCAACCACGACGGCATGAAGTTCGACCTTGGTCACCCCGACCCTGGGCAGGTGGGTAAGGCGCCCGAGCACGCCACCGACAACCGGGCAGCAGGCGGGCGTGAGGGACGGCGACGCACCCAGCAGCCGGCGTCGCAGGAGTGGTGGTGAGGTCGGCGTCCGACCGGGGGCGTTTCTTTGTGGGCGAAGACGTCGCCTGACCCAACTCGCTTGCTTTCTACTCACGCAACTTTGGCCTGTTGCGCAACAGGAGGCCGTAGGAACGGGGGTCTGTCATGGCGATGCTTCAGCGCACATGCTCCCGTTGTGGCACCGAGTTCGAGGCCAAAACGAGCCGCGCGACCTACTGCACGGCCAGTTGCCGCGCGCTGGCGTCGCGTGAACGGCACGAAAAGCCGACCTCGAACGTCTTCACGATGCCCGGCGCGAAGGGATCAGGCACCATTCGGGCCGCGGTACTGGCCGAGCTCGGCGGACAGCAGGACGGCGTCTCCGGACGCCAGGCGTTGGCGATCGCAGACCGCCTTGACGCCGGCGTTTCTGATACGGCCTGGTTGCCGATGTCGCGTCGGCTGGACGAGCTGCTGGCGCAGGCCGCCAAGCTTGCTGCCGCGGCGCCTGGGGCTGAGGACGGCAAGCCGGATCCGATCGAGTACCTGGTGGAGCGCGGCGAGCAGCGTCGACTGACTGTGGTCGGGTCGCCGGCGTGACGCTAGGCAAGTGGGCGCCGGTCACGCCGGCGAAACTGGTCTGCCCGACATGGGACTTCACCCGCGGCCCCGAGGTCGCCGACCTGTGCGCCCTGCTCGGCTACATCCCGATGCCCGAGCAGGAGCTCTGGCTGGACGCGGTGTTCGCGATCGGCTCCGACGGCCTGCCCGCCGTGACGGACGCGACCGATATTGCGGGCCGGCAGAACCTGAAGACCGGCGAGTTCGTGATGACGGCATTCGGCTGGCTGTTCATCACCAAGGAAGAGCGGGTCTTGTGGTCCGCCCACGAGTTCGGCACGACACGCGACGCTTTCCTGCTGATGCGCGGCCTTCTGGAGAAGCACGCCTGGGCGGATGCCAAGGTGCGCCAGTACTACGCGAGCTCGAACTACACCGCTATCGCCCTCACGGACGGCCGCGTGCTGGAGTTCACGGCCCGCACCACCAGCCAGGGGCGCGGCAAGTCCGCACCTAAGGCGATCTGGGACGAGGGCCTCGAGCTCCGCGCCGAGCACCTGGGAGCACAGGACGCCGTCAAATCAACGTTCCCGTGGGCCCAGACGCTCATCGGAAGCTCTGGCCTGAAGTCGTACAGCGAGGTTTTGCACCCGATCGTCGACAAAGCGTGGGCGGGGCAGCTAGGCGCGAAGGACTTCTTCCGGGAGTTCCGCGACGACCTGCCCGGCGAGTGCCGGCTAGGCCCTGAGTGCACGCACGTGTACGGCTCGGTCGGTTGCCGACTGGATGAGCCGGAGCGATGGAAGCGGAACAACCCCGCGACGGACCGGATCCACGAGGATGGTCGCGGCCTGACGCTGGAGGCAATCGCCCGGGAGCGAAGGAACCAGCCCGACCCGATGATCTTCGCCAGGGAGCGGATGGGCTGGCACGACAAGCTCGTCATCGCGAACGACCAGGTCTTCTCCGAAGAAGCATGGCTCGCTCGACGGGATCCAAAGTCCAAGATCTCGGGTGACCGGGTCCTTGCCCTGCAGGTTTCGCCAAACCGGACGTGGTCGGCTGTTGTCGCCGGCGGCCGGAACGCGAACGACCTGATCCACCTCGAGGTTCCGTCGAAACGCGTCGACCGCGAGGTTCGGCAGTACGCCCGGTGGCAGGGAACCGACAAGGTCCTTCCTTGGTTCCGTGCCTATCTGCGGAAGCGGGTAGGCACAACGACCCGCCTCCTAATCCTCGCGGGATCCTCGGCGGTATCCCTGATCCCCGCCCTGGAGCGGTTGAACGACGACCCGGAACTCGGCGATCTGGAGCTACACCTGATCCCCGAATCGACCATGCCTGCGGCGTGCAACTTCTTCCAGGACTCGATCGCGAACGAGGGCATCGTCCACGTCGGAGATCCCGAACTGAAGTCCTCGGTCCTGGCGATCAGTAAGCGGATGGTCGGAGATCGAACCTTCGTCTGGTCGCCTCGCTCGTCGAGCGGCGACATCACGGCGGCAATCGCCGCAACCCTGCTCGCCTGGCACTTGGAGCAGGACGACGACACCAACCCGATGTCCGGGATCGCATTTGGAAGGAGGCGTAATGGGACTGCGTCAGACAGTTGAGACCCTCCTCGGGTGGCAGCCCGAGACTCGCGCACTCACCACGGGCGATCTGTTCCGCACCAGCGAGCAGCCGATCGAGTTCTACGACATTGGCGGGGACAACGTCCTGCGCATCGCTGCGATGTACGCCGGCGTCGGCCTGATCGCTGACTCGATCTCGTCGCTGTCGATCGATTGCTTCCGCCGGGATGGCAACAAGGTCCGTCAGATCGCCGCCCCGAAGTGGCTCGATCAGCCCGACGACCGCATCTCCGACTTCGACTGGGTGCACCAGCTGACCACGTCCGTCCTGCTGCGCGGCAACGGCTACGGGACGGTGTTCCGTGATAACTGGGGCAAAGTCCGCGAGGTCGAGTGGCAGCACCCGTCCTGGGTGAGCATCGACGAGGGCAGCCAGTGGATGCCGAAGTACTACGTCCGCGGCATCGAGATGTTCTCGGAGCGCACCCGAATGGGTGGCGGCCTCGTACACATCCCCGGCTTCATCCTGCCCGGCAGCGTGAAGGGCCTCGCCCCGGTGACGCTGTTCCGGCACCAGTTCGAGACCTCGAAGGCAGCACTGCAGACGGCGCGCGACTGGTACTCCGAGCGCTCGATACCGTCCTCGGTGCTGTCCAGCAAAACGAAGCTCCCACCCGGTAAGGCCGAGGAGATTCAGGACTCAGTCGAAATCTCTCCCGGCGGAATGATGGTGCTCGACGGCGCCAACTGGGACTGGACGCCGATCTCAATCCCCCCCGCGGACATGCAGTTCCTCGAAGCGATCGAGGCAACGGCTAGCCAGATCGCCGCCATCCTGCGGGTTGACCCGGAGGACGTCGGCGGCAAGGCATCGGGCAGCCTGAAGTACTCGACGGTGGAGGGCAATCAGCGCAAGCTCAACGTCCGCACCCTGCTGTCGTGGGTGCGCCGCTTCGAGCAGGGACTACGCCCCTTGATGGACGATCCGACGACCGACTTCCTGCGGTTCAACCTCGACGACCTGGCACGCCCGGACGCGATGGTGACGACGAACATCACCACGCAGAAGTTGAGCAACGGCACCCTCACGAACGAAGAGGCGCGCCTCGCCGATGGGCGCGATCCGCTCACCGAGCAGCAGATCGCCGAATGGCAGGGCTGGTACGCGGGCAAGCAGGCGGCAGCACTCGCACCGGCGGACCTCACCGAACAGATCAAGGCCGTTCTGGCCGACCTCAACATGAAGGGGGCCTGAGCCCATGAGTGCAACCCTGCGCCGGATGATCGCCGAGCAGCCGGCGCAGTTCCGGGCGGCACCGGCTGGATCCAAGTCCCCCGGAGTGCTGTTCGGCTACGCCTGCGTGTTCAACACGGTCAGTCGCGACCTTGGCGGCTGGCGCGAAGTGATCGACCCGGTGTGCTTCGCGGCCTACTTGGCTGCTGGCGGTCGGGTGATCGTCCGCGCCGAGCATGACTCGCGCCTGCTGCTGGGAACCACGGACGCCGGCACTGCACGGGTCACCATCGACGCGGTTGGCGTGTTCTACGAGGTGGACCTGCCCGACACGAACGCCGGTCGCGACGTGGCCGTTCTGGCTGCTCGTGGCGACTACCGCTTCAGCTCCTTCGCGTTCTACGAGGAGGCCGGGTTCTGGGACTCCACGATGGCGCCCGAGGGCGAGCCGGACGCGCCGGTGTGGCGCGTGATGCTGGCAGAGCTGGCCGACTGTGCCCCTGTTGCCGACCCGGCCTACTGGTCGAGCACCGCAGCCAAGCGCGACCTGACAGAAGCGAGAGCTTCCACCGTCAGGGATGACGACGACCCCGACACCGCCGAAGACCCGGACGAGCCCGGGGAGTGCGAAGAGGAATCCTGCGGGCACGAGCCCGGAGCCAAGTGCAACCGGAGCGCCGACTTGGCACTTCGGGAATCGCAGACTACGGCCGCGCGCCTACGTCTGCTCAATCTCCGCCAGGAGAAAGGAAGTATCCGATGATTGACGACCTGAAGCGCGGCCTCCAGGATCTGCTCGACAAGCGCGCTCGCTTGTTCGAGTCGGAGGCCAAGCCCCTGATCGACGCGGGCACCACCCGCGCCCTCACCGCCGACGAGCTCACCAAGGACGCCGAGATCGAGGCCGCGTTCCGCCGCTTCGACCGTGGCATCGAGCAGATGCGCGGCCAGATCGAGGCCGACATGCAGCGTGCAGCGCTGGGCCTCAACGGTGGCAACCCGGAGAAGCGCGACGACGGCATCGCCGAGACGCTGCGCTCCATCCTCGTCGAGCGGTCGAAGCCGGGCGCTGACCTGAACTTCACCACGGCTCAGGTCAAGCGTGCGCTGACCAACCTGACCGCCGCCGACGGCGCGGGCAACACCATCCCGTCGACCTTCTGGGGAGAGTTCGTGCAGCCCCTGCGCGACGGCTCCTCGATCATCGACGCCGGCGCCCGCGTCATCGTCACCGCCTCCGGTGAGTCGATCACCATCCCGCGGCTGAAGACCTTCGGCGTGGCCGAGTCCGGCAAGGCTGCGAACACGGCCCTCGCCGGTACCGACCCGACGTTCGACCAGGTCGCGTGGGCCACCACGAAGTACGACCAGGTCATCCTGACACCGCGCGAACTGATCGAGGATTCCGCGATCGACATCGAGGGTCTCGTCGGTGGGCTGATCGGCCAGAACGTGGGGCTGAAGCTCGGCTCCGACATCTCCACCGCGACCGCCACTTCGGCGACCACGGCAGTCACCGGCGCCGGCTACCTGCCGACGATGGACGAGCTGGTCGACATGCAGCACAGCATCCTGCGGGCCTACCGCAAGAACGCTGCATGGGTGGCGAACGACACCCTGGTCGCCGGGATCCGGAAGATCAAGGACACCACGGGCCAGTACCTGTGGCAGCCGTCCGTGCAGGTCGACAAGCCCGACGTGTTCATGGGCAAGCCGATCTACACCGACACCTTCCTCGACCTGCCGGTCGCGGGATCCAAGAAGCCGCTGCTGTTCGGCGACATGTCCCGCGTGTGGGTCCGCCTCGTCGGCTCCCTGCGGCTCGAGCGGTCCGACCAGGCCGCGTTCACCAACGACCAGATCGCCTTCAAGG